TTGGAGAGCTCGACCGCCGGCCGACAGCCGAACGTGCGCGACCTGAAGGCAGAGCGGGAAACCGTCCAAGTAGCTCTCGAACAGCTCGACGAGAGTTTCAAGGTTCGCGCCAAAGAGTTTCAAGCCACCCTCCCCCGCAAACAGGCCGAACGCGCCGCACGTGAGGCGATAGAGGGCGAGCGGCAGCAACTGACAGCTAGGCGTGGAGAGATCGATTCCAAGCTGGAACTGAACCGGCAGGCAGAGCAAGCCGGCGCCGATCTGGCCAGCATCCGTCGCGGCGAGATTCCAGACAGTTACCGGGCTCGCGTTGCCGAACGCGCCGACGAAATCGCCCGTGGCTTCGACCTGAAAGACACCGCCCGGGCAAAGGCCGAGGCCGCCCCCTGGCAGGTTCGGGAGAACGCCCTGCGCGCCGCCGTGGCTCAGTCCGTCACCGGCCGACCAGTGAGCATCGAGGCCGTATTCGATCTGGCCGACCCGGTGAAGCGACCCGCCGCCCTGGAGCAGATCAAGCAACCCGCAACCCGTAGCGCCGACCCTGCCGCCGAGCGCGCAAGCCGCGCCGCCGATGACGCGCTGAAGACCAAAGACATTGCCGACCCGGCCACGCTCGACAAGCTGCTGGCCGATGAACTGGCCCTGACCGACGAGATGGTCCGCCAGGCCGGCATCAACCCCGCATCGATCTACCGGGAGGCCGACGAACTGCTGGCCGACGCCGAAACCTACGCCGCCGCCTACCGGGCCGCCGCACTTTGTCAGTTGAGGAACTAATGGGCGCTCTAGACTGCATCGACACTATCCAGGCTGCCGCCAAGGCTGCAGGACGCGAGCTGAACGAACAGGAGATGGACGAGCTAGTCGAGGGCCTGCAACAGCGAATCAAGGCCCTGCGCGCTGCCGATGAGATGCTGGGCGCCGAAGATGCCGCCCTGAAGGCTGCCGACGACCTGTCCGCCGAATCACTGCAGGCTGCGAAGCTGGAGAAGCGCAACGCCGCCATCAACGCACGGCGCCGCCTGGAGGCCATCGGCTACATCCGCAGCACTTGGGCGGATCGTCCTGACTTGGGCCTGGAATCCTTCCTGGTTGGAACCAACGTAGCTCGGGCCGGGGCGCGCCGCTCAGTCGCTGCCGAACAGAAACAGCTCTCGAACGCCTATATCGCGGGCTTCCTGAATGACATGGAACAGGCCGACCTGCTGCCGTTCCTGACCCGCGGCGATAACGACGCCGACATCGCCGACGCCCTCTGGCGTTTAGGCACTGGCCGCTCGGTCGATGGTTTGAGCAAGCCCGCCGTCGATATCGCCACGATCATGCAGAAGTACCAGACCGCCACCAGGACTGATGCAAACCGGGCCGGAGCCTTCATTCGCGATCTGCCCGGCTACATCGTCCGCCAGTCGCATGACCCGTACAAACTGGAGCGCGCCGGTTTCCAGCAATGGCGCGACGAGATCAGCGGTTTACTCGACGAGCGCACCTTCGAGGGCGTGACCGACCGCAGCGAGTTCCTGTTTGCCGCTTACAACGGCCTTGTCTCTGGCGTTCACCTGAAGGCATCCACGCCCGAGGCCTCTGGCTTCAAAGGCCCACGCAACCTAGCCAAGAAAGTCAGCGCCGAGCGCGTGCTGCACTTCAAGGACGGCCTGTCCTGGCACCAATACAACAAGGCCTACGGCACCGGCTCGCTGCGTGAGGCATTCCTGGGAGGCCTGGACCGAGCAGGCCAGAACACCGGACTGATGCGCCGCCTGGGCACCAATCCCGAAAGCAACTGGGAAGCGATCCTCGACGAGCTGCAGCGCGATCTGATGGACAAGCCGGTGGAGATGCGGCGCTTCCAGACTGACCGCCGCGGCTGGCTGAAGACCCGTTTCGCGGAAGTGGACGGGACCGCCCGCCTGGCAGTGAACCAGCAGGCGGCCAGAGTTGCCTCGAACATCCGTGCTCTGCAGTCCATGGCCAAGCTGGGCGGCGCTGTTATCTCGGCCGTGACTGACCTTCCGGTCGCGGCCAGTGAGATGCGCTATCAGGGAAAGGGGATGCTCTCCTCGATGGGCACCCTGATCGGTGGAATGGTAAAGGGGCGCAAGCCAGCCGAGCAGCGCGAGATCCTGTCCAGCTTGGGCGTGTTCTTCGATAACGTCCGCGGCGACGTGGTTTCCAAGTTCAGCGCCGATGATTCCCTGGGCGGCAAGATGAGCGGGCTGCAGCAGAAATTCTTCAAGCTGAACGGCCTCACCTGGTGGACCGACACGATGCGCAGCACTGCGGCGCTGATGATGAGTCATCACCTGGCATACAACCGTGCGCTCAATTGGGACCAGATGAACCCGGATCTTCGCCGAACCCTTGAGCTGTTCGACTTCGACGCGGGGCGCTGGGATCTGGTGCGCGGCACAGGTGCCAAGCTGGCCGATGGCCGCGAGTACATGACCACTCAGGGGCTCGACGATATCCCCGAGGCCGACCTGGCCGCCTACCTCACCAGCAAGGGCCGCACAGCCAACACCGCCGCAGTAGCAGAGCTGCGTGAAGAACTAGGCGCCCAACTGCGCAGCTACATTACCGACCGTGCCAGCTATGCGGTGATTGAGCCGGATGCCAGAACGCGCGCGATCATGCGCCGCGGCACCCAGCCAGGCACTGTTGCCGGCGAACTCCTGCGGTTCGTCGGTCAGTTCAAGGCCTTTCCGGTGGCCATCCTGCAGAAGTCATTCGGGCGTGAGCTGTATGGCCGCGGCTATACGCCGAGCGCTTATGCCGAGGGCGCCGGCCGGGAGCTGATCCAGGCGCTGCGCAACGGCAACGGTGAAAAGCTGGGCATCGCTCAGTTGCTGGTCTGGACCACCCTTTTCGGGTACGGCGCCATGACCGCTAAGGATCTCCTGAAAGGCCGCGAGCCCCGCCCTGCGGATGACGCAAAGACCTGGGTAGCGGCAATGCTCCAAGGCGGCGCCCTGGGCATCTATGGCGACTTCATCTTCGGTGAGGCTAACCGGTTCGGTGGCGGCCTGATCGGCTCCCTGGCAGGCCCGACAGCGGGCGCCGTCGAAGGGCTGGCCGACGTGCTCTACCGCGTCCGCGATGGCGACGACGCCGCCGCTGCAGCCGTCCGGTTCGGCATTCAGCAGACCCCGTTCCTCAATCTTTTCTACACCCGCGCCGCGCTCGATTACCTAGTTCTGTACAGCGTGCAAGAAGCGCTGAACCCCGGATCGCTGCGCCGGATGGAACGCCGCATCGAGAAGGAAAACGGCCAGAGTTACCTGCTGGCTCCCTCCCAAACACACCTCGACCCGTTCGGGCTTGAGTAGAGGCAAACCGGTTGCACCCCGGCAGCCGCAAATATCCCAACACCGATAAGGAACAAACCATGACCGCCACCGCCCGCAAAATCGACGAAGTAGAAAACAGCCTGTACGCCCGCCGCGAGGCTCTACAGGCGGAGCAGGCAAAGCTGAATGAAGAGCACGGCGCCGCGGCGCTTGCAGCAGCCGAAGGTATTCAGGATGCGACCCGCCAGATCCCGGCCATCAAGCAAAAGCTCCGGGAAATCCAGGACGAGCTCGCCGCCCTCGATGCGGCCGACCGGGTGCTGAACTGCAGGAAGCACGAAGCCACAATCAAGGCGCGCATGAATGAGGTGAAAACAGCTGCCGCACGCATCCCCTCGGCAGCTGCGAAAGTCTCGGATGCTTGGACAAAGTTCGAGGCATCGATGGCTGAGATGGGGCGCGCCTGGGAGATGCTGGAAGCTGCGACCGACGAGGCGAACCGCTTAGGCCGTATATGCCAGATGGCAGGGGCTCCGGCCGACCGCTACGAGGTGTCCAATGATGTGTCCGTGCATTTGCTGCAGAGTATGGCCGGCAAGCTCCTCTGGATCGCGACGAAGGACAAGATCCAGCACGATCCCTATAGCTTCGGAAATACCCCGGCAACGCCAGCAGAGGTCCGCGAGCGCATCGACTACAGTCTCAACAACTTGAAGGTGAACGCTCAACGCCACACTGAGCGTGCTCTCGCGGTGATTCAGCGCGAGGCCTAATGAGAATCACGCAGTCTCACGGTGAGCAGTACGCGCGCGCGAGGCTGTGTGAGTTTTCGGAGCCCCTAAAAAGAACCCAAGCGGAGTGATTCATGACGATCGCGTATGGGCGCCCAACGCAAGAATCCGCCCCGTTTCCGAGGGAGCTTGCCATTCTGATTGTGAAGAAGGCGTGCCGGATGGCAGAGAAATTCGAAAACGAGTGCATCGACACAATGCAGCGAGAAGCGCGGCGGGCCCTTCAGCGCGGCACAGACCCTGCCGTCATCGTCCATCAGCTGGGTCTGTGAAGCCCGAGTTTTGCAACCAGTACACGCGCGCACGCGAGACCAGCTGAAAAAAAATCACCGGAAATCAAACGGTGCGACGGTAGACCCACTTCAAAAACAGATCATGCAGCGCGCCGATCGCCAAGAAATATAGGAACCCTATGGCGTATAGGGCGGCATCGATCCACCAGCGCAGATCCCGGCTGCCAATATCCCCGACCAGGATATGGACTGCGTAAAGGACCGCCGCCCCGACCAGCCAGGCAGCAATAGCCAGCGTCCATGCCTTCCTGTTCAGCGCCTCGTCTAATTCCTTGTTCATCGCATCCCCTCCGTGGTGGCAGCTGTCCTGTTACTTTCAAGCATAGCTGAGCTAATACGGGCAAATACGAACAAAAAGGGCTTTATTTCCTTTTGTGGTACGTCTAAAGTGCAACACTATTAAGTGAGCACCTTAAATGCAACACAGGGAGACCAGCCATGTTCGTTCGCGCCTACCTTCGCGCCTCAACCAGTGAGCAGGACGCCAGCCGCGCCCGTGACGCTCTGGAGCAATTCGCCGCCAACCACGGGCAGCACATCGCGTGCGAGTACCTGGAGAACGAGAGCGGCGCCAAGGCCGACCGCCCCGAGCTGCTGCGCCTGCTGAAGGATGCCAAGAAGGGCGACGTGCTCCTGGTCGAATCGATCGATCGCCTATCCCGCCTGCCGGCCGAGGACTGGCAGAAGCTGAAAACCGCTATCGACTCCAAGGGGCTGCGAATCGTCGCGCTCGATCTGCCGACGAGCCACCAGGGTATTGCCGACACTAAGGGCGACGAGTTCACCGGCCGGATGCTGGCCGCTATCAACTCGATGCTGGTGGACATGATGGCCGCCATCGCCCGCAAGGACTACGAGCAGCGCCGGGAGCGCCAAGCGCAGGGCATCGCCAAGGCGAAGGCCGAAGGGCGCTATAAGGGCCGCCCGGTGGACGTAGATTTGCACCGTAAGGTGAAACGCTTCCTTGAGCTCGGCATGGGCATTCGGGAAACAGCACGCGAGGCTGGATGCTCAACGACTACCGTGCTCAAGATCCGCGATCAGTCGACCGCCTGAAGGTGTCGACGGATAATCTATCTGAGTACAACGCACAGATTCCGTGGCCTGCCGGGCACCTGTCGGGAAACGTCCCACAATTTGCCCCACAGTTGAACGCGACTACTTCCGCAAATCATTGTTTAGGGAAGTAATCGAGGCGCGCTAGAGTGTCGGGTACTCGACAACCTTACCCGGCAGCGCCCGACATGCCCGCTTTCACCCTTGGAAGACTCGCCAAGCTCTACGGAATGCACCGCTCGACCGTCTATGAGGCTGTCGAGAGAGGCCGCGTATCTGCTGGGCTGGATGGCAAAGGCCAGAAGGTTATCGACCTGTCAGAAGCGATCCGCGTATGGGGCGAGCCGCCGACAGACCAGACAGTAAAACCCGACACCCGACAGCCGGCGCCAGTGGCTGACCCGACATACCCGACAGACGCGCTACAGCCGCTCCTGGAGGAACTACGGCTGCTGCGTGAAGAGGTGGCCGGACTGCGTGCTGAGCTGCGCCTGATCGAGCACAAGCCGGATAACCCACCCATGGTGGATAAGCCCCCAGCGAGGGAACACCCGGCAGGGGGCGCGCAACCCCCGTCCGGTCCGGTGGGGTCTTTTGCTGACCTACTGAAGGCACTGGACGGGTAAACAGCAATATCGGGAAGTTATTCAGTTGAGCGCCGTTTCTGTGGCGAGTAACATTCCCTTAGTTTTTCTGATTCCAGAAAAGCAAAACCCCCCAACGAGGACCAGTCGAAGGAGGGTTTAAGAACCCGAAGGTTCGTCGGAGTTACAAGAGGAAAGCTTGCACACCGGGTTTCACTTTTTGCGTTTGCGACGCGCTTATGGCCTTAGCCTTAAGCTAAGTGAATTATCAGTACAGGTGATCCTTTGCGTCAATGCACATTTTCCATTTGGTAAATGCATAGACGTATCGCCGCCGGCCTTCACCGCATAGGAAAGATGCGATGAAGATCGAGACACACAACGCCAAACCGTCCGAAGTATGCGCCGCGCTGCGCATCAGCCCGCCGACTCTTGTTCGATGGGCAAAATCCCCCGAGTTCCCCCAGCCGCTGCGCATTACGCGACGAGTGGTCCGCTATGACCTGGAAGCAATCAAACGTTTCCTGTCCAGCGAGGCCGCTTGATCTATGGCCGCCAAATCAGTACCCCGCAAAGGCGGGGCAAATGATCCGTGCCCGCAGCAATCGCTAGACCTGTTCTGCGAAAGGCTGCCGAGCCGGCCGCTCTGCAGCGATAACCCATCCAGGGAGGGGCTTTATCGGCTCCCGCTGGCTGACGCCTTGGAACACCTGCTGATTCAGCCGAACACGGCAAAGCGTTACGTCTGTCTGTGCTTCGACGTGGATCGCCCCGGCGCCGCCCTGGACTGGAACGATCGCAACGCCCCGGCGCCGAACCTATCGGTGAAGAACCCGGCGAACGGTCACGCGCACCTGATCTACCTCCTGGCCGCGCCTGTGGCCGTATCTGACGTCGCGCGCATCAAGCCAGTGTTATTCATGGCCGCGGTGCAAGAAGGCATCAGGCGCGCACTGGAGGCCGACAGGGGCTATGCCGGCGTCGTAGTGAAGAACCCAGCCCACAAACACTGGCAGACGCACGAATGGCGCAGCGAGCCGTATCAGCTCGAAGAACTGGCGGAGTGCGTGACCCTGCCCACCGCTGCCGAACTGAGGAAGCGCAGCAAGCAAACCGATTACGCCGGCCTGGGGCGCAATTGCACCGTGTTCGAGGTGGTCCGCAAAGACTCATACAGCCTCGTTCGTGACTTCTGGCGGCCAGGTGGGTCGGTTGACTTCGCAAAGGCCGTGCTCGAGCTGGTGGAGGCTTCCAACCATCGCGATATTGGCAACCCGCTGGATATAGGCGAGTGCCGGGCGATTGCCCGCAGTATCAGCAAGTGGACCTGGCAGCACTTCACCCCGTCGCAGTTCCGCGAGATCCAAGCCTCTAGGGGCGCCAAGAAGGGGGCCAGCAAGCGCGAGCAGCTACTGCCAACAGCTCAGGCTATGGCAGCAGAGGGGAAGAGCCTGCGCGAGATAGCTGAAGCCCTAGGCGTGTCGTTCAAGACTGTAGGGAACTGGCTCAAGAGTGCAGCCGTGTAAAAGCCATATCAGATATACCGAAGGGAGAAGGCCGTGCGGGTGACGTATGCAGTGGATCGCAGCAGCGGGGAACGGTATTCCAGCAACCTGCCGGCCTGCCTTGTATGGGCGAAGGAGCGCGCAACCGCTATGGGGAAGCCAGTAGAAGTCTTAACGATTCGCCCTGGAGGCCAGCCATCCCGTGTGGCTCTTGTCACCCCTGAAGGTACTACCCTGGCTTAGGGTGTGTAAAAGCCATATCAGATATACAGCCCCTAAGGCTGGCTTCTGCCTCTCCTGCTCCATGCTTCAAGGGCTTAAAACACCGGGCGGCCCTCGCCACTGTGTAGCAATCAACACACTGTGTCGTTTTCAACACGCATAACCCAACCCTAACCGGCTGGGTTTCACGGCCTCCCCGTAAAAGCCCCTGGATCTGCAAACCGTCTCAGATAGACCAAAACGTCTCACTGAGACGCCCGCCAGTGGTGGAAACGCTCCAATGTGGCGCTCCTACCACTTTCCCTCAGATTGAGGGAAACCCCCGATCAAGACAGCGGCTTTCCCCCTGTCCGAGACAGACCAACCTGTCCGATTCGGACAACTACGAAAATTCCGTAGTAATGCCCGCCACCAGTTCGCCAGATTTCAACCAGGAACGCGCCCCCGTTTCGGGGTAGTGGTCCAGTTCGGGACCATCTACCTGTTGACGTGTGTTCGCTTGTGTTCTAATGTGTGCTCTACCAGAACACAGAGGAACACATATGGCCCATCTGACGCTCCGATTGCCTGACGACACCCTGAAGCAGGTAGACGAGCTGCGCGAACGCCTGGAGAAACAGAGCGGAATTCCTGTTAACCGAGCTGATGCGCTGCGAATGCTGATCGCCAAGGGGATCGAGCAGCAGCAAAAGGAGATCGCCCGGAAGGGCTGAAGACGCCGAGCCACTGCGCCAACAGTGACCCGGCTACACACTGGCAACCGTAGGAGGGAAGCCACCATGCAACGCAAGAATATCACCGTTCGACTGTTCAACCTGGCTGGGGAAGTCCTGGGCAGCCTCACATTGCCGGCAGCGTTCCGGCTGGCCGATCTGGCCGCACTAAAGACCTTGGGTGCAACTCGCGTGGAGGTTCTGAGCTGACCGACAGTCGGCCTCAAGTAACCGAATCGCCAACACGATAACCACGCATATTCTGCGGACATCCGGTCGCCCTAGGGAGGGAGACGCCCGGTCCGGTCCGCAGCTCAAGGAGTAACAATATGACTGCCATAGCTGAACAGTTTTACCCTTGCACCGCGGTGTATTCATCCGCTCGCAAGTTGATGTCTGTCCGCCCGGGCGCGCCTGCAAAAGACGCGCTAGAGGAGGCATCCAGCTTGCTATCCATGCTTTTCGATGCGCTCTCTGCCGCTGGTGAGGGTGTGGCAATCGAAGGGAATCAGGCTTACCTCATGCTTCACGCGCTCGAATCTTCCAAGGCGATCATAGATGCGGTAGCCCTCGGCCTGGAGGTTCGGCAATGAACGCGCCCGTACTAGCACACCTGACCGACGAGCAGCAGAAAGCCATTCATGACCTGCTGGAGGCCGAGCGACATCACACACTCCATTACTGGACGGTGCTTAACGAGCTGCGCGCACAAGGCAAGCTGACGGAGTGGTACCGGGAGAGGGGCGCAGGCAGCCAGGCGCAGATGGATGCATTCCGAGCCGATCGGACGGCAGTAAATCAAGCGCTGTTTGGACGCGACAGCCTCAACGAGTGGGAGAACTTCGACGAGGAGGCGCAACGCGAGATCGTGTAGACCCCAGCAGCCCAACAGACCCCGCCAAGTGCGGGGTTTTTTATGCGCTCAGAACTGAGCACGTTTCGTGCACCAAGCGTTCAGCGATCGTTTAACACCTGTTCAACGGCCGTTGGTATCCAGGCCAGGTATCCAAGCCGGTATCCATGAAAACCAGCCTGTTACGCAGCGCGCCGCGGCAGATCCGCGCCGTGCGCTGAATTGCTGACTGGTGATAAAGCCTATTATCGAAAGCCAGCCGACCGGGGAGCAGAGCAACCCTCTGCCGCTGCTACAACCCACGCCAGCCGCTCGATACGCCAATAAAGCCACCCTACCCCACGGCCTGCCCGTGAACGCCTCACTACGGCGATTCTGAAGCCTCTGAGAGACACCCAAGATCACCGCAAGGCGACACCCGTTACGCCACTGTTACACCTGCAGCAGGCCAATCAGCGGCCAAAGTAGATAGGTTTAGATTCCGATCACCTGACAGCAGGCCGGAGCAGGTACGCAAACCCTGGTACGCAAGCCGGTACGCACGGAATCGACACTTTTTGGTGCGCACCTCGCCCGCCCGACACACCCGACAGACACCCCGACAGCGCGCCGGACGTATCACTTTGCCTGATCGCTATTTAGTGCAACGAATACGGCTCGCTTTGCGCCATGAAAGCCGCGCGGCATCGCCCTGGATGGCGCCTCCGATCTGTTGCACCTGAAGCACACCTAAAAAACACTGTATGTGCAAACAGGAAAGTGCTTGCAATAGGCCTGATTAGGTCTAATATATGTAGCTATAGACGACACGTCGTCTTTGTTTACATACCGGGGAATGCAATGAGCACCGCTAAAACCAGAGGCCGCCAGCACAAGCCGACCCAATCCGAGGTCGCTGCAGCCTGGGATCGAATTCGAATCAAGGCAGACCAGGGAGACGTTGCGGCATCTGCGCTGCTAATCGCCTTGGCGGAAAAGCGGCCGGTCCTACCGGTGGAGGTCAGCGCCCCATGAGAGCCAGCCGCTCTAGAAAACGCCTCGCTGACGTAAGTGCTACAGCTCAGTGCGCGCGACTCCTGGAGCGGCTAAGGGTTGGCTCCATCAACAGCTTTGAGATCGTGTCGGAACTGAATATCTGCCGCCCCGGCGCCCGCATCGCTGATCTACGGGCAGACGGCCACCCAATCCGCACCCACCTTTCCGACCTGATCGACGAGCACGGCTTCAAGCATCCCCGCGTGGCGACTTACTACCTCACCGCTGCCGAGGAATCCGCCGCATGACCCCCGAAGAGTTCAAGGAGCTGCGCCGCCGAGAGGCACGCCAGATCATCCAGGCGATGGGCCTGAAGATGACGACCCGCCCCAATGGGCTGATTCGCGTTCACGGTCGCGGCCTGGACGTAACCGTGCGGGATCTGGCCTCGCTGCAGGAATCCGATTTCCGAGGGGCGTGGTGATGCATCCCGTCCAACTGGAAACCGGCCCCCGCCTGCACCGTGCCGCCCTAGGCCTCCCCGAGAAATTCCATGTTCGTCTGAAGCAGCAGGGCCGCACGTTAGTGGTTCTGCAGGGCGACACCGAGCAAGAAGCACACGAACGCGCTCAGCGGCTCGCTGACGCCCTTTTCAGCAATCAAGGAGGGTGGACCATTGAGCCAGCCTGACCTGCGCGTGGTGCAAAGCACTGCCGATTATGCGAACGGACCAGACGGCACCGACCTGGAGACAGCTCTGGAGCTGATGGCAGGGGAATACGCCCTGCTTGAGCGTGACGCCGAAAGCCTCGGCATCGATATGGACGAGATCGACCAGGAGCTGGCCGAGATCACCGCGAATGCCGATGCCTTGCTGGCCGGGATCGCTGGGCTGGTGACCGAATGACGCTCTATACCGACGGGCTGATTATTCGCCGAGATCGCAACATCCTGGACGACGTGGTAACGGGCCAGTTCGATGCCGCCGAGGCCGCTGCAGTCGAAAGCTTTGTTCGCTCTCCCGTGTCGTCTGCCTTCAGAACCAATGAGCTGACCGACGCCGAGTTGGGGGAGGTTATCCGCCCTGCCATGACGGCCCGCGGGTATACCTCGCCAGAGGTTCGCGCCGAACCCGAAACCCCGCTGCTGACCGCAGAGCAGGCCCGCGCCCGCATCAAGGAGGAAGGCCTTGACCTGACCGTCGAGGATTCCGGCATTCGCGCCGGAGCGCTGGATATCCTGATCGAGCGCAAGCGGGCCGAGAATCAGCGCAAATTCATCCTGGACAACGCCCCCGCCTCGACCATCCCCATTCAGCTGCTGGCCGGCTTCGCAGCCTCTGCCATTGATCCGATCAACATCGCCGCCGCCTTCGTGCCGGTAATCGGTCCGACCCGTTACGCCGCGATGCTGGCCAAGACAGGCAGCACCGCGGGCCGATTCGGAGTTCGTGCTGGCGTGGGTGCGCTGGAGGGCGCAGTGGGTACCGCCCTGGTTGAGCCGATCGTGCTCAATGCTGCGAAGCGCGAGCAGGCCGACTACGACCTGGCCGACAGCCTACTAAACGTGACATTCGGCACCGTGCTAGGCGGTGGCCTGCACAGTGTCGGGGGATATATCTCTGACGCCATTAAGGCGCGCACGCTTGCGACGATTGACGCCGAGGCGCCCCGATCTATTGCCACGCCAACCGAACGCAGCACAGCGACGCTCCCGCAGGCCCTGGGGCGTATCAGTGATGACTCGATGGAAGGTCTGCGCCTTTCCCTGGCTCGGGGCATTGAGGCGGACCGTTCGACCCTGGCCGCAGCCGCTTCCCGCCAAGCCGCTGATGAGCTGACCCCGATCATTCGCGCTGAATTGGAGAGCTCGACCGCCGGCCGACAGCCGAACGTGCGCGACCTGAAGGCAGAGCGGGAAACCGTCCAAGTAGCTCTCGAACAGCTCGACGAGAGTTTC